TGACGAGGTCCACAACCTCAGCAACCGGGCCAGCAAGCGGACCAAGGCGGCTAAGTACCTTAGCCGCCTGACGACCAAGGTGATCGGAATGTCAGGCACGCCGGTGATGAACCGGCCTGCCGACTTTTGGCCGATCTTGAACATCGTGCGACCGGAACTGTTCCCAGCTTGGCAGTCTTACGCGACTCGCTACTGCGAGCCTCGTAAATCGCGTTGGGGATGGGAATACAAGGGTGCGACGAACTTGGGGGAACTCCATGAGAAGATCAAGCCGTTCATGCTCAGGAGACTCAAGGAGGACGTACTCGACCTCCCTGAGAAGAAGATGATCGTCGTCCCGTTGCACTTGGACGACCGAAGCGATCTCGACGCCGCCGAGGCCGACTTCATGGGATGGTTGGCCCAAAACAGCAAGTACGGGAGCGTCACCAGCGCGCAGAAAGCCGAAGCCGTTACACGGCTCGGCATTCTGCTCAGGCTTACGAGCCGACTCAAGGCTCGCGCCGTGGTGGATTGGTCACGGAAGTTCTTCCGTGACAATCCTAAAGAGAAGTTGATCCTTTTTGCGGTGCATACGCAAATGGTGGACGTTCTCAAGCGTAGAATCTTGCCGGAGGAAAACGTCGTCGTCATCGACGGCTCGACTCCGACGAAGAAACGACAGGGCATTGTGGATCGGTTTCAGACCGATCCACAATGCAGACTTCTGGTTGGGAACATCAAGGCGGCGGGGGTCGGCTTGACGCTTACAGCGGCAAGCACGATTGCCAACGCCGAGATGTGGTGGACACCTGCGGTGATGGCCCAAGGGGCAGATCGCGTCCACCGAATCGGCCAGAAGGAAACCTGCGACATTTACTACCTCGTCGTGCCAGATACGGTCGAAGAACGTATCTGCAAGGCGATTCAAACCAAGCAACAGGTTGCGAACAGCATCGTCGACGGTCGACAGGCCGCGACGATGCCTGTGTTGGATTTACTTTTATCAGAAACAGGAGGACTACTCAGTGGCAACAAGCGACCCCACAAAACTAAGCACTAGGGCTTTGACCGTGAACCGACTGCCCGAGCAGTTGGTCACGGGCATCAAGACGCTGGCAATCCAACTGGATTGCACAGTCGAGGATCTTATGGCGGTGGTACTGCAAAGAGCTTTGGACGAAGGCCAAAAGCTCTTTGTGCCGGTGCAACGCCTCAAGAAAGCCAGGAAGCAGGAAATCGAGGATCGCAGGAAACTGCGATCCTCGTTGGAACAACTACAACCGAAACTCAAACAACTGGAAGCTCAAAATGGGTAACACCGTCGACCAAGAATACGAAGATTTCGTCAAAACGCGAACCAAAGATCCAGCAGTCATCGCAGAAAGCATCCATCGCAACCCTCGAACTGCGGGACTGCTTCACGCTGTGTTGGGCATCTCCGGAGAAGCCGGGGAGCTTGTGGATGCGGTGAAGAAAGCCGTCATCTACGAGAAAGGACTAGACATCCAAAACGTCATCGAGGAACTCGGGGACTTGGAGTTCTACATGGAGATGTTGCGTCAGGAGATCGGAGTCCCCCGAGACGTGATCGTGTACTACAACATCCTCAAGCTCAAAAAGAGATACCCCGACACGTACACTGACCGGCACGCGATTGAACGCAAGGACAAAACCGATGCCACTGATTATACGCCGGTGCTTACCCAAAGATTCACCATCGGCAAGTTTGAACGCAAGGACAAAACCGATGCCACTGATTCCTGAACCCGACCAACCGAAAACCGAGTCCCCTGCTGTCCGGCTTCGCCGGAAGCATATCAAGGTCAGCGGGGGCCAGAACAGTTCGTTGAAGGACTTCAACGAACTGCTCAAGGCACACAGCTACGCCGACATCGACAAGATGTTGACGTGGCTGCGAAAGCAGCCAGAGTCGGTCAAGAACATCACCAGTGCTTTGTTCAGGCATTCGTTCAAGGAATTGCTCTCTCGGCAAAAGAATGCGTTGGACGACTACCCGATCACCGAGACGGCCCAGGAAGTCCTGGGCCGCCTTGAGAACACAATCGGCCTAGAGTACATCCAGCATTGCATGGACACCTACACCGCTTTTGTTTCATACCTGAAACAAAAGACGGGGGTGGCCGAGACGCTGGTAACTCACTTGCCTCCGGCAAGTGAGTTCGCTTTCCTGTGGTTCGAGAGGATTTGCGGAACCTTCTCGGAGAAGTTCCGCAAATTTGAGGTCAACCACCCGAAGTTTCAGCAATTCCTGCATGGAATTGCTAAGAGCCAAGGGGAGACGCTATCCTTTGTTCGACTGATGAACGAGTACAATGACACCAACGGATTTGCTCCAAAGGCATAACATATCGGTCGCAGGCCCAGACGATACGCACTATCGTCTGGGCTGGACCAACACCAAGTGCCCCTTCTGCCACGGGCAGAAGAACCACTTGGGGATCAAAAACGATTTCTCTCGCGCAAACTGTTACAAGTGTGGGAAGAAAGACGTTCTTCACACACTTCGCATTCTGACCAAGGAAAACCTAGATGCCCTCAAACATCTCCGAGCCTTCGCTACACCAAGAATTGACATCGGCCATCCTCGCTATGGGCGATACGTCCCCCCTCCGAACCTTGTCGCCCTTAGTCAACGAGATCGAGCGTATTTGCTCAACCGGGGGTTGGACGCTGATCGAATTAAAGACCGATACTCCCTGCTTTCGACCGGCAGATTCTCAGGACTTCCCAAGGGAATTTTCATTCCGATTACGTTTCGGGGGGAGCCTATTTCCTGGACTATCCGATTCCGAGAAGCCGTAGACGGGCAGCGGTACAAGACCGCTGCCGACAGCCAGAAAAGTATGTCCGAAAAGGACATACTTTTCGGAGCAGAAACTTGTACCAACACGATCATTGTGGTAGAAGGGTTCTTCGACATGGCGAACATCGGAGATGGAGCCGTTTGCACCTTCGGTCTTGCGTACACGCAAGAGCAGGTTAGACTGATGGCAGGCTATCCTCGTAGGATAATCTGCTTCGACAATTCGTCGGACGCACAGCGAGTCGCTTCGCGACTCGCTGGGGACTTGGCAGTGTTTCCAGGGGAAACACTGCAAGTAACTCTGGACGCAGACGACCCTGGGTCGGCAAGTCCAGAGGAAGTACAGGAACTCAGAAAATTTGCGGGGCTAGAATGAGTTGGCAAGACAAAACCAGTGGCGGTTATCCTGTGCGGATAACCGCAAGAGATCCCGGATCGAGGTATCCGATTGTAGGGGAAATCACCCTTAAAGGTTCAGAAATGTCCGTAAGATGGACGAGAGAGGGTCGGTATGACCCGACTGAGAAAAGCACATTTGATCTAGTTCCCGCCAAACCTACCGAAGATCCCGGAGGCGATTGGGAGCCAACCGACGAAGAATTCCAATATGCGCAGGATCTCTGTCGTGTTCCTAAGGGAACACACGATCCTGTTGAGTTTCGCAAATTCGTAGACAAGGCCAAAGCAGGTGAACTATCGTTCACCTGCTCTTTCGTTTGGGAAGGCCCCCGAGCTAAGGTAGGCGACCGAATCCAGCACCCTAACGGGTGCTGGCTCGAAATCACCGAAAGCGGCTTCAAGATTGAAGCCGCCCTCAGCACCATCGAATTTACGGGGTAGCCATGAGCAACGAACCCAAGCTAGACGCCGAGCAGATTTGCTATCGGGCTAAATGGAAGATCCAAGTTTTCCTTGGGCCTTTTATCGAGGATTGCGAGGTAAGCAAAGATGAGGGAGGGCAGTATTTTGTTTTCAGGTTTACAAAATGGGATATTAGCTATCCTCGTGGTGTTCGCGAGATCGGAAGATTTGCCGTTTTGGGCGCAATGATCGAGGACGGCATCATGTCCGAGCAGCGACTACATGCGGCACTATGGCACACGCTCGGACAAATAAGGGGCATGGTATGAACCCCTACGAACCCTACGACAGCGACGAAACCCAACTCGACCGGATCGAGCGGAAGCATCGGATCGAGGGATGGTACTTGCTGACGCTTTTGATGGCTGCACTTACAGCGGCAATTTGTGTCTTGGTCGAAATCGTCGCGACTAGGTGGAAGTTTTAGAAAGGTGTGGCGATGAAAGTAGTCAGACACGACGGCAGCGACGAGCGGCACGCAGTGTGCGCGCTCGTCCACTCCACCGAAGTCCTCGCGGCGGTTTCCGCCGCTTGGGACACCGAATCCTTCGCGAGCAAGTATGCCAACATACTTGCTCGTTGGTGTGTTGACCACTTTGCCAAGTACGGCGAAGCCCCCGGAATTGGGGGCATCACCGCCAAGTTCGATACGTGGAAGGACATCGCCGATTCGACGATTGTGGACACGATGGCAGACTGGCTAGCCAGTCTGCCTGCAACGTCGGACATGACTCCCGACTACGCCGTCGACCTGATCCGCAACATCGTCCAGCGCAACAGCATCAAGCGTCTCGGCAATGCGCTGACCAACCTTGCCGAAACCGGCAAGGTTGAGGACGCCCTGAACATTCAGGCCCAGTGGAAACGACCGAAGATCGGCCAAGAGGAATCCGGAGTATTCCCATTGGCCGACCTGTCTGTGGTCGAACGGGCGTTCGACCAGTCCACCAAGAAGCCTCTGATCGAATTCCCCGGCGCGCTCGGGGAATTCTTTGGCGATGTCATGTCCGCCGATTCATTCGTATCCTTACTGGCCCCCGAAAAGACTGGGAAAACCACAGTCCTGATGGACTTGGCATGGCGAGCGGTGGTCCAAGGGAGAAGAACTGCGTTCTTCTCCTGCGGGGACATGAGCCAAGATCAGGTCATCTTGCGACTACTCCCGAGGCTGTGTAAGCGACCGCTCAAAGGCGGTCGCTTTATGATCCCTACGGAATTGGCATACGAGAACAAAGAGCCGAAGATCGTAAGGGAGCCGAAATCGGCTCCCCCAGTCACGAAGGAGGACGCCGTCAAGGCGTTCGCCTCGTCGGCTGGAGCCGATCCGAAGCGATTTAGGCTCTTGACGCATCCTGCCGGTACGATCACCGCCAAAGACATTTCCAACCAAGTCAACAGGTGGGCCGACGAAGGTTGGGTTCCCGAGGTCATCGTCATCGACTACGCAGACATTCTCGGAGCCCCGATAGGGCTCCGAGAGAAGATCGAGCAGATCGACCACACATGGCGCGAGCTTCGCGCCATGTCGACTCGAATGCGATGTTTGGTGCTGACTGCATCGCAGTCAGACACCGAGGGGTATACCACATGGCTCCTGACGAAGAAGAACTTCTCAGACTCCAAGACCAAGGTGGCACACGTCACCGCGATGGTCGGCCTGAACATGACCGAATCCGAGAGGCGGCAGAACATCTGCCGCTACAATTACGTTGCACTCCGCGAAGCGGAGTTTATGCAAGACAAACCGGCCTACGTCGCCGTGGCCGGTTGTACCCGAGTTGGCAGACCTAGCCTGATTTCGTGTTGGCCCAATGACTAGCTCCTCCCGTCGCTACCCAATCGACCAAGTGGTCGAACCGAAGCTCGAAGCCCTCCGCTGGTTCGTTCTATGCGTGGAGTTGGGAAGTGCCCAAGCTGCCAGCAAGAAGCTCAAGATGGGCAACACCGCGATCATTCCCAACAGCAACCGCAAGATGGAATCCATCTTGCAGGTCAAGTTGTTCGATTCTTACCGCAAGCCCACGCCTGACGGCATGGTCTTGTACAAGCACGCCAAGAAGGTGCTTGCGGCTCACCGCAAGCTCCTGCGAGAAATGAAGAAGTTAGGCAACGCCCACAAGGTCCGGCCACAAGTGGCCGTCCATGTGGAGCGATGGCTGAGTATCGTCACCCCGAATCTGAGCGATCTTCTGTCCGACAAGTATCAGATCACCAAGGTGGTCTGCTACGACAGTTTCAGCGATTGGCTCGCTACGCGAGCCAAGCCGGGACACGACGTGTTCGTCTCGGCCAGCCCCAACGCCGAGGGAGAAGTCATCCAAAAATTGCCCGTGGTTCTGTTCGGAACAGATCCGAACAGAATCATGGCAGGGGATTGGTTGGGCTGGGAATCGTACTCCGAGGAACAGGTTGCGAATTTGGCAAACCCTGTCGAAATGGCGTATGCCATTTCGACAGGCATCGGCTCGGGCTACATGCCTGCGGAATGGATTCCCTGCGAATTAGCAGGGAATCTGCCTATTCTGGAACAAAATACCGGAAAATTGGTCAAGGTGACCGCCTTTAGGCGGGCACCGGACGTAGAATAGGGGCATCGGGGTGACCTTGGTACGAACAAGACGCAAGCAGACGAGTCGGTAAAAGAGTACCCGACACCGAGCTAGCCCCAAACAGAGATCGTTGTGAGGAATCTTGCGACCTCCTAGAATAAAGGAAACCACCATGAAGATTTAATCACAATCAGAGCCGATGCCGGAGGCCAAACCGGCGAGGCGGCAACGGTTTATCAGTTGCGCAGGATCGGCGGCATGGGATGTGTGTAGTCACCAGGAATGCTTCGCCCAAATGAAGTAGGTGGCATAGATCATGCCTAAGCAGTTGACGAACTGCCCGATCCTCTCGCACCAAACCCAACGTGGGTTTGGTGCTGTTTCTGGGTTAAAAATAGAAAGAGGGAATCCAATGCGGAATCCAATGAGTTTGTTCGCGGCGATGGTCATCGCCGCTTCGTTCGCAGTCCAGTCGTTCGCAGGCGACACCCAAACGGTCGTTGACCGTTTGGGCCGTCCCGTAGCGAGGGTCGCAACGTGCGTCGGTGGGACTTGCTCGCAAGTCTATGACCGAGTTGGCCGACCTGTTGCCAAGGTCGTCAAGACCGCTGGCAAGGTCGTTGTCTACGACCGATTGGGACGACGACGCTAATGAAACCCGCAAGTCCCCAAGCCTACGCCTTGATGCACGAAGGCTCCCTCGCGCTTTCCAGGATAGAAAGCGTGGGGATGCCAGTTTCGGAGGAACGACTCGACGCTGCGATTGCCGATGTCGGCAATCGCATCAAGGCGATGGAAGCGGAACTGCGGTCGATGACGGAGTACGAGGAACAGCGAAAGCGGTTCGGAGCCAAGACCAAAATAGGCTCCCGAGAGCAACTAGCCCACATCCTCTACAATGTCATGGGTTTTCCGGGCGGTGTGGTCAATCCAGAGACAGGTAAACTGTCTCTGGATGACGAAGCCCTACAAGAAATCAATACTCCCTATGCGAAGCTGTTTCAGCGAACGCAGAAACTAGCGAAACTCAAGGGGACGTACTTGATGCCATTCAAGCGTGAACTCTGCAAAGGCAGAGTTCACGCTTTTTTCAATCTACATACGGTCACCACGTACCGGTCAAGTTCGGATTCTCCGAACTTGCAGAACATCCCGATCCGAGATCCCGAGATCGGGAACATTATTCGAGGTATCTTCAAGCCGAGCGACCCGAACAACGTGATCGTGGAGATCGACTACGCTCAGTTGGAAGTGTTCGTAGCCGCTTGCTACCACCGCGACCCGACGATGCTCGACATTCTTCAATCCGGCGACGATCTCCACAAGGAATCGACGCTTGAGTGCTTCAAGCTCGATGCCGTAGAGAAGCCGATTCGCCAAGCAATTAAGGGACTTTGGACGTTCGCTGCGTTCTATGGGGATGCCCCAGGCAGCATCGCCAAAAACCTTTGGCGATTCGCCGAATCCCATACGATGCAAAGCGGCAAGCCGCTTTTGCAACACCTATCGGAGAGGGGCATCAAGACCCTCGGCCACGAAAAGGCTATGACCTCCGACTCGTTCATGTTGCATATCGACAGCATGTTTAACCACTTCTGGAACAAACGGTTTTCGGTTTACAAGCAATGGAGAACTGACTGGTTCCAAGAGTACCTACGCAACGGCCACTTCCACACGCTCACCGGGTTTCGCGTCTGGGGGATCTTCAAGCGTAACGAAGTCATCAACAGTCCAGTGCAAGGCGCAGCCTTCCACTGTCTGCTAAAAAGCATCATAGAGTTGACAAAACGCATCTCCCAAAGGAAGATGCGTAGCCGCCTGTTCTGCCAGATCCACGACTCGCTGATCGCCGAGGTTCCCCGAGAGGAACTCGACGACTACATCGAGATGGCAAACGAGGTAATGACAAAGTGGATACGAACACAATGGCCTTGGATTATCGTTGACCTCAAAACCGAAGTAGAAGTAGGAGAAGATTCATGGGCGAGCAAGAAAGCCTACCACAAGGCAGGCTAGACAAATTACCTCCAATTATTGGATTGCGGGGGGAAATTGGCTCCGGTAAGGATACCGCAGCCACTTGGCTAGCCTTCC